ACGATCCTGGAAGGGCGAGGGGCCACTGTCCAGGATTTGCCAGTAGACCATCTCGTACCAATATGGTTTCTTGGCCTGGCGTGTGATGACCTTGTACCGCTCGAACACCTGCATGCCAGCGTGCTGACTCAGCGCGTTGAGATGAGCCTGGGCGACCTCAGCGTTGGCAAACTCTTGCGGGGCACCGGTCTGTGGGTTGACGATAGGCAAGCCTGTTTGGGCGTCGGCAATGGTAGCCGTGGAGCCAAGCGTGATGATCTGGAAGGGCTTGACGGCCTCCTGCCCTGCCATGTGGACGAGGCTGGCGAGGTGTGCGTCAGCATCGTCCTTGGACTTGAACTCCTGCACCATGCCCGTGCGCTCGTCAACCAGGACCACGATCTGCGTGGGCTTCTTACACCACATGGTCAGCAAGCGGATACGACCCGTGGATTGGTCCCACAACTCGGATATGAGGTTGGGACCTGTACCGAGGTCATCGCTTGCACCGACGAGCGTGTTCTGTCGAGGGAGCCACTCACCGGGCGAGGCGAGATGGGCGAACTTGGGGTAGCGTTGCTTGAAGGTCTCGAAGTCGAGCCACGTGGCCTTGCCCATGAAGGTCCCATCCTGCATGTCGTGCCTGATGGACCATGGGTCGTAGATGAAGGCCATGGGGTTGATGCGTGTGACTGTGATGTCACCCCACAGGAGGTCATCGGCATCGTCGAAGGTGTGGAGGACCTCCCACACACCGAGGCCACAGATGGTACCATCGTCGAAGACTTGATCCGTGGTGCGGTGGATGCGGGCGAAGTCGTAGGTCGCCTTGAGCGTGGCGCTGGCAATCTCGCTCAGACGCACGTCCTCGAAGGATCGCGGGAGGAGCTTGAAGTCCAGGCGCATGTCACGCTGCAGGCCTGAGACGAACTCGACTTGCGGGAGAATCTGGTTGAACTCTAGGACGGGGCGCTTGGACTTGCGGACCTCCTGCCTGTCGGCGGGTGTCCACTGCTTACCGTTGCCCTCAGCGTACTCGTAGTCTCGACGGAACTTCTGGCGTGCGATGTCCGTGGCGTTGGCCCACACCTTGAAGTAGTTCTGGAGTTGCTGCAACTCGCTCGTCGGTGCGCCGGAGTTGTCGTAGTGTCCACGTCTGATGTCTATGTCAGCCATTTATGCCGCCATGTGTGTGGTGGTCGTGTCAAACATGTCGAGTTCTTGCGTCCAGTCAGGCTCCACGGGTGGTGTGAAGGCGATCACATCCGCAGGGCGCGAGGCGAGGAAGCCATTGATGCCGTCCATGTGGTGGTCATGGCCGTCGGCTGGTTCATCCTGGCGTGGCTCAGCCGCATTGCGAACGATGCGCCACTTATGCGTCTCGATCTCTTGGATGAAGTTGGTACAGGTGTTGAAGGCCAGGAAGTGCGGAGCACCCTTGATCCCCGTGACGGGGTGAACGTGGTCTTGGTCAACGATCAGAAGTTGGCTGAGCCTGTCGTAGCCAACCTTCCAGTCCTTCTGTGTGGGCACAGGGTAGATGTCATACTCCACGTACTCGTCTGCGACACTGAACAACTCGTTCTCCTTCGGTGTGCCTTTGGTGCCCATGAGGGTCTTGCTGAAGGCTTGGCTGTCGAGGTAGGTGGCCTGGATGGGCAGGTTGCCCAGGCGCATGCGGTGCGCTTTGATCTGTGCCGCATGGTACGAGATGGTCTTGCCACCCTCGTAGTGTTCATCGACCAAGTAGTAGTTGGTCTTGTTGCAGCCACACTCACATTGCTCTGTGTAGACCCACCCCACGGCGGTGGCAGCGGTGAGGCCGTGGTCGATGTACTCGAACAGGTGGCCCCGACCGGCTTGGACGATGGGCTGGTTGGTGTCCCACCGTACAGACTGGTAGGGGACAACGTGGAGTTCGCGGCTCCACATGGGGTACACGAGACCTTGGGCCTCGACCCACTTGCCCAACAAGTACCGATCCCACATGGTCTTGTTGGCCGCGTAGAGTGTCTCAAGGTTCTCGACGTAGGGCGTATCGACGAAGCCTGCGCGGAGACCGTCGTAGATCGTGGCGTGGAAGGCTTGGTGGTCCGGCAAGCCTACGCTGATACCGTGTTGCCCTGGGAGGCCGGAGAAGGTCTTGTAGATCCAGTGCGAGGGACCCTCTGGGTTGCACACGCCGAAGCCGTAGCGTCTGTACACGATGAGGTCCCATGCGGGTGTGCGGTTGGGACCGATACGCTCATCAGAGAATGGGGGAAGCTGGGCATCGCACAGGACACAGGTCCGTGTGGCAACCTCCTTGCTGGTCGCGTAGTGTCGTCCCAAGGCCTCTGGTGTCGAGTTGCGGGGGCATGCACCAGCGACGTAGTACTGTCGTAGCCCATCTGGGGTCAAGACAGGGACGCGGCGGCGGATGCGCCCAGCGAGGTACTCCCAGACAGAGTAGGGAACCTCCTCCATCTGGTCTATGGCAAAGAAGCCAAGTGGGATGTTCTTGAGGTCGTTGATGTCCTTGAAGTCACCGTAGACGAGCTTGGAGCCGCCACAGTCTGGGTCCAAGTAGATCAACCCTTGCTGCTCGTTGTGCTTCTTGATGAACTCCTTCGGGAGAAGCTCCAAGAGTGTCTGTAGTGTCGAGTGTCTGAGTGACTTACCATCTAGGCGACCGAGGTACCCCAGGTTGTTGGGGATCGCGGTCAGCAACAGGATGATCTTGGCGCACAGTGCGGTGGTCTTGCCTGTGCCGAAGCCACCTGAGAAGCAGGTGAAGGTGGTCGTGGTGGTGAGGAACTGTTCTTGAGCGGGGAGCTTGTCCCAGCGCCATGAGACAGACTCACCAAGCTCGTTGAGCGCGGCAACGAGGCTACGATCTCGACCGGCCATTAGTTCGAGCTGTGCGGCTTGAACAACCTCAAGCCCTCTGTCTCGTTGATGCCTGGCGGGGCGAGGTTGGCACGCTTCAACTGTGCCCGTGCAGCCGCTTCGCTGACACCCTCAGCCAACAGCTTGCGTAGCTCTTCGTCGTAGATGGCCTGGCGCTGGGCGAGGGCTTGTGCCCAGCTACGCGGGTCACTGCTCAGGGAGCGTGTATCCTGGCTGAAGTGTCGTGGGGCTTCGAGTACACGAACACCCCCAAGCATGTCTGAGGGCGAAGGGCGTGTGGCTGCGGGAGCAGCAGTCTCAGCAGTGGGGGCAAAGAGGCGTTGTGTGATACGTGGAATGGCAGCGAGGCCACGGCCAAGTGCGGGGCCAACAAGGAACATGGCAAGGGCATCGAGTGCGGGGCCAGCGTAGGCAGGCGGGGTGTAGGTGTCTGTGAAGCCGTAGCGTGGGCTGTGGCCCTCACCACGGAATGCCTGCCCGAAGCCCTTGTCGTTGAAGGTGTCCATGTGTGGTCCTTGTTGGCCTTACTCGTCGTCCGCCAGGTCCTCGTAGTTTACCTCATCGTCATCGTCGTCGATGCCGTCTGTACCATCCAGGCGGCACTGCTCATCAATGTACTGGATGTCCTCGATGAGTTCCCATAGTGTAGCCTCGATCTCACCCATGGCACGTTGGACAACCTCGTAGCGTGCCTTCCGCGCAGACACACCTCGTACCGATTTCACAAGTGTACCATCATCATGAAGCTTGAACTTCGCCATGTTTGTCTCCTTCACTTGGTGGTAACTCCTTCGCCTGCACGGTGACTACCTCTGGTGTCTGTGGTGTCACCACACTGACAGCACGCTGGCCAAGGGAGCCAAAGAGGTTGAACACGAGCGGTGGCGGTGCAGGAGGCGGTGGCTCCTTCTTGGGCGGGAAAGCCTTGTCGAGCGAGATGGCGCTGCTCATGATGAGTTGGTACAGCTTGCCGAAGTCCTTCGCGGCACAGGTGGAGGCAAGCTGCTTGGCGCGTGTCGCAGCAACCATGGCGACCTCCTTCCACGTCTCGCGGATGGACTTGAGCTTGTCGTCATCGTTGAGCGTGGCGAAGTGCTCAAGCTGGCGCTTGTACTTAGCGCGACCATCGGGGTTGAGCGTGGCGTAGTCGAGCTTTGGCTGCACCTGGTCTTTTTGCACAAGCTCCTGCTTTTTCTTGAGCATTGCCAAATTTCTGGGACTCCTGCTTTACAAAATGGGCACCGTATGAGGTTTAGCGTGGCCCCCCACCCCCCAGTGGCCTACGCGCCACGCAAGTGTCCCTACGGGGTCCACGCGCACAGGTACCAGCGCCGTTCAGACGGCACCGGCTCACACAACGCATGGCACCATTGTTGCTATAGCACCAAGCATGCCACAGCATGCAACGTCAAGCACGGTGCCTACTTGTGGGCATGGCACAGAGCATGCTATTGCATGTTATGTACCTGTTATGTACATAGTACATACTATATATGTACATAGTACATAGTGCCTATTTTTGGGTACGTGGTACCGTGCGGATACTAGAGGGGTCTAGGTGCCTACCTATCCTTCTCCCCGCCTATCCCTCTATCCCTCACAACCTCCACTTG